CGATGGGCGAAGGTCGAGGGCGTGTCCGCACGTGAGTACCTCGCTGGCGGGCAGATGGACATCTCGATCACGCACAAGGTTCGCATGAGGTTCCTCGCGGGGCTGAATCAGAAGATGCGTATTCTGTATCGCGGCAGAACCCTTGAAATCATCAGCCTGCTGGAACACGACAACAGGACAGTCCACGAGTTGATCTGCCAAGAGGCGGTGTGAAATGGCACGAATCGCACAGGACGGCTTGTCTGCTGACTTTGAGCCGCCGCTCTCTGAGTTGCGCGAGCGACTCAAGACGTTCGGCACTTCGATTTCCGCGAAGTACCTCGGCGCGGCTCTTCGCAAGGCCAGCGAGCCAGCCTTGCGTTCTCTCAAAGCGGAGGTCGCCAAGCGTCGGCGTGTCACCGGCAACCTCGCTCGTGCCATCTCGGTCAAGGTCAAGCGTTACACGCAATCGGGCAACGCAGTCGCGCTGATTGGGTTCGCCGCTACGCCGTACAAGCAGATTCCAGACAGGGGCGGCGGAACCGGGAAGGATCAGGCTTTCCACGCTGGGCTCATCGAGTTCGGAACGAAGAACAGGAAGACGAAGGGGCCGTTCGCTTCTTCGTTCCTCTCCAAGTCCCCGGGCCGCTCAGCCTTCCAGATCAAGCAGGTGAAGAAGCCGAGCCGGGGGCGGTCCCGGGCTTTGTTCATCAGGCCAACTCTGAAGCCCGCCTATCCAAAGGCTTTTTTCAAGCGGACGGCCAACGGAGGCACCGTTGATCTCGGCAGCACTCCGGCGTATGCCCCGATTCGCAACGCGTGGAATGCCAGCAAGAGTCAGGTCGCGTCCGAACTGCGCAAGAACATGGAGGCCGCGATAACGAACGCCGCAAAGGACTTGTACGCACCATGAGCCTGAAGTCACCCGAGCAGGTCATCTACGACCGCTTGTCCGCGCATGCCGACACTGCACCGCTGATCGGCAACAGGGTCTACCCAATCGTTGCCCCTTCATCTACGGCCATGCCGTTCGCCGTCTATCGCAGAACGGGCATCCGCCGGTCGCAGACACTTTCCGGGGTGGTCGGCGTCCCTATCGTGACTCTCGAAATCGGCATCTACGGAGAAACCTACAACGGTGTCCGCGAGGTCGCAGATGCCTTCCGCAAGTGTCTGGACGGGTGGGGCGGGAGTTCGTATGGTGTAGAAGTGAAGCGAGTCTCCCTGACGGACGAGTCAGACGGGCTGGCTGCACTTGAGGGCGGCGAGGTGCCTCCCATGTATTCGGTCACTCAGTCCTACGAGATTCTCTGGCAGGAGACATAAACATGGCAACTACCCCTCATGATGGCAGCGGAACGACGGTCACGTTCTCTGGCTTCTCTGGCGACGTCACCGGGATCTCGTACTCCGAGTCCGCCGGCGGCAACAACGACATCGACATCAGCCACCTCGGCCAGACCGTCGGCGAGACTGCCCTGTCGATGAGTCGCCCGCTCAAGGGCGGCGGCGGCGAGACCGGCAAGGAAGTCCAGATCGACTACATCGGGTCGAGCGTGGTGGAGGCCGGGACTTCCGGCACGCTGTCGATCAGCGGCGGGCTCACGATCAGCGGCACCGCTACCTGCACTGCGTCTAGCGTCACGCTCGCCGTGAACGACGTCATCAAGGGGTCGGCTACTTTCAAGATTGAGTAACCGATGGCCGTTTACAGCCACGGCGTAACCGTGACTTGGGGAGGCACGACCTACCAAGAGGTTGTCTCTTGCTCGCTCAGCGGCGGCGGAGACCGTCAAGGCCGTGACTCCCCGTGGGCTGCAAGTCAGGGCAGCCTGCAAGTCGGGTGCCTCAGTTCAACAGGCACCAACTTCGGGCTCTGCGGCACGAGGGAGAGCCTCTCCGTGAGCGGCGGTGGCATCAGCCACTCTGGATTCGCCATCCTCGACGAAATCACGGCCGAGTGTGAACTCAACGGCGTGACACGCTATACTCTGTCCTTCACGTTATGTGACTAGAAACCAATAGGAGAGTTGCTCATGGCACTCACGAAAGACGCGATCATCTCTGCGAACGACTCCGGTCTCATGAAGGTGGCAGTCCCGGAATGGGGAGGCGACGTCTTCATCAAGGTCATGTCGTGTGGCGAGCGAGACGCTTACGAGAACGACTGGGTCGTCAACAAGAACAAGGGCGTCGAGAACTTCCGCTCGAAGTTCCTTGCCCGCTGCCTGTGCGACGAGAACGGCTCGCTCCTGTTCACCGAGCAGGAAATCCCGCTCTTGGCGAAGAAGTCGGCCAAGGTTCTGTCTCGGCTCTGGCAGAAGGCGATGGATCACAACGCCCTGACGGACGCGGACGTCGAGGAACTGGCAAAAAACTAAATATCCGGCCGACTCTCAGGTTCGCTTTCCGGTTGGCCGGATTCTTGAAGATGACAGTGGGCGAACTCTTCACGCGAATGGACTCGCGTGAGTTCGCCTACTGGCAGGCTTACCACCGCTATTACGAGCCTATCGGCGGCGAGTGGGAGCAGACAGGTCTGGCAGTCGCGGCCTCTTTGGCTCCATACTGTCCTCGTGGAAGGACGCCGAAGCCGAAGGACTTTATACCAATAGAAAAGCCCCCTCAGCACAGGCTCCAGATCGAGGAAGAACTGAAGAAAATCCAGCGGGCGATGGCGGGAGAATGATATGGCAAACGCTATCGGCCTCGCGATGCAGATCAGTGCCAGCACGAGTTCGCTGGCTTCTGGCATTTCTGAAGCCGACCGCCTGATCTCCAAACTCGGTCAGGGTGCGGTGGCCGCAGGGAAGCAGTTCGACTCGTTCCGCGACTCATCCGGCGCGCTTCCGGCCGTGATGCAGTCGATCGTGGATCAAGCCGGGTTTCTGGCCGACGCTTTTCGCGGCGGAGCGGCAACGTCGCAGGAGTTCAAGGACGGCATCGCCGAGGTCGCGACTTCGGCGGCAGAGATCTCTGCGCTGTTTCAGGCCGGAGCGGCGACGACTGCTCAGTACGCAACCGAGGAGGAGCGGGCCGCTCAGGCTCTCGCCGCCGTCGAGCAGCAGTACGCAGCCGGTGCGATCAGCCTTGAGACATATGGCCGAGCCAAGGCGGACCTCACTGGCGAGACGGCAGCAGCGGCAGCGGCAGAAAGAGAGGCCGCTGCGGCTCTTGCTGCGTCCGCAGCGGAGGTCGCCAAGGCCGAGCAGGAAGCAGCCGCGATCACCGCGAAGTATACGACCGAGGCCGAGCGGAAGGCGGCGGCTCTCGAAAGAGTGACCGCCCAGTACGAGGCCGGTAGGATCTCTGAAGAGACGTTCCAGCGGGCGACTGAAGACCTGACAGGAGCGACCGCCGCTGCTGCCCAACAAGAGCAGGAGATGGCATCGCTCCGCCAGAGGGCGGCTTCGATCACAGAGCAGGTCGCCACCCCGACAGAGCGGTACGCCAAGACGGTCGGCGAACTCGACGCCTTGCTCGAGCGAGGGCTCATCTCGCAGGAGACTTACAACAGGGCTCTTGAGCAGGCTCGCACGAACCTGGATCGGGCAGCCGCAGCCGCCGACGGGTTCGGCAAGAAGGCGGGCGATGCTGCCGACAGCAGCATGAAGTTCAACGAACTGTCTGGAATCCTCGGCCTGCTGCCGGGTCCGCTCGGCGGGATCTCCGCAAGGATCTCGTCGGCCGCGTCTGCGGCAGAAGGACTCGGCAAGGTGTTCGGCGGCGGTCTTTCTGGGGCCGTCTCTCAAGTCGGCCAAGCGTTCGCGTTCCTGACGACTCCGCTCGGCCAAGTCGCTGCCGGTCTTGTCGCCGCCGGGGCTGCGGCTGCGGCTGTCATCGCCAACGTATCTGCGCTCGCCGATCGCGTTGAGAAACTGAACAACATCTCAACGAAGACCGGCGCGAGTTTTGAGTTCCTGCAGGTTCTCGGCGAGGCCGCCGAGCGTTCCGGCTCCTCACTCGACGCGGCCGGAATGTCCCTGACTCGGCTCGCCCGCAAGATGGACGATGCAAAGAACGGCAGCAAGGAGGCCATCAAGGGCTTTGAGCGTATCGGCCTCAGCACCGAAGACCTTGCGAAGATGTCGCCAGAAGAAGTCTTCAAGAAGATGGCCGCCGAACTGTCGAAGATGGAAGACCCAGCCGCCAGGAGCGGCATCGCGATGGACTTGCTCGGCAGGAGCGGCGCGGAACTGCTTCCAACCATCCTGAGTCTCGCCGACGCCGGGCCTGACATGCAGAGATTTTTTGCAACGCTGAGTCAGTTCGACAAGGTTCGCCTCGAAGGCGTCGATGCCGCGTTCGAGAAACTGAAAACCTCTGGGGATGGCCTCACGAACTCGCTGACGCTTCCGTTCGCTGGCATGGTTGATAGCGTGACCACCGGACTTGCGGAGTTGATCGGAGGCATCACCGCTATCACGAAGCCGATTGGGCAGTTCCTTGAGCCGCTGTTCACTGGCATTGGCAGGCTCGTCGAGGTCATCGGCATGGCGTTCGGCACCATCGGACGCAACATCGGTGCGGCACTCGCACCGCTTGGCGAGTTCGGCACGACGATGAGCCAACTTTTTGACCCGATCAACGAGGGGCTGATCGACCTTCTTGGGTATCTCTTCGAGGTCAGCACCAGCGTCACTGAGTTCATTGTCTCGTGGAGCCCGCTCGCGCTCCTCAACGATGCGATCCAGTTGGCCGCTGGCCTCGTCACCGAGTTCGGCTCAGCGGCCTCCGCAGCCTTTGAGCCGGTCATTGATGTCGTTGGCCGCGTCGGGGCGATCTTCGAGGCGGTCTTCGGCAAGATCGGG